CCGAAATGGAGCTTTATGAAGATCTCGTTATCGAGTCTCTGAAGATCTATGGTCAGGATTTGTACTATCTTCCGAGAGATCTGGTCAATGAAGATACATTGCTTGGAGACGATCCTACATCTCGCTTCCCACAGTCTCATAAGATTGAAATGTATATTGAGAATGTCGATGGCTTTGATGGTGAAGGAGATCTGTTTACAAGATTTGGCGTTGAAATCAGAGATGAAGTTACATTAGTTGTTGCGAAGAGAAGATTTGAAGCTCAAGTTCGTAGACCCGATAATGACATCGTAGCTGACAGACCTGTAGAAGGTGATTTGGTCTATATTCCTCTTACAAAGAAGATGTTCCAAATTCAGCACGTAGAACACGAACAGCCTTTCTATCAGATTGAAAATTTACCTGTATTTAAGTTACGTTGTACTCTCTTCGAATATACTGGCGAAGACTTCGATACTGGCGTGGATGATATTCAGGCAATCGAAGAGACAATGACATATCAATATAAGGTTTGTGTTGATGCTCCGAAGAAAGCAACTGCTACTGCAAGTCTGGATCAAGGATATGTTTTTGATGGTTATGTTTCAAATGATTATGTGGAGACACCGTAATGGGTAGAATTGGTCAAATACTCGTAAATGATAGCGGCAGATATTATACCACTGCACCTACAGTGTCGATCGAAGGTCCTACTGTTGACAGTGCCTATGTCGGTAAGATCGATAGTCAGTTCGGCTATTTTGGTGGAGCTTCACTTGAACATGACTCAGATGATTTAACGACACTGCCGTTTACTCTACTTGATAGTGTAGGTAGTAAACAATTCAGCATGATGTCATTCTGGTTCTATCTCGATTCTCTTGCACCTTGTACTTTGGTGTGGAGTGATCGATTCAGATGCTTTGTTAATAATAGCAATCAACTTTCATTTAGTATGAAAGCAGATTCTACACAAAGAGACGCTTTCCAAACAGATGACGTTATCGTAAGATCTTTCTCATCTCAGACTGTAAGTGCAAGCACGTGGCACTTTGCTAAGATTGAAGTAAAACAGGGTGGTCTCGTTATCGGCCTTGATAGTAACAGTATTGGTCAGTATTCCGTAAATCTTGCTACAGGTGATAATTACATCTGGGATTCTGGTACTGTCTTTAATATTGGTTATGACTCTGCTGTGATCGATAGTGGTGGAACATTACAGTATGGAGGACCTACACATAAAGAAAATATCGGCGGTCAATACATATATGACTCGGATATTAATCGTTCTTTTGACGGCTATCTTGATAACTTTATGTTTACTACCGATAGTAACGCTTTACTTTCTCAATCGCAGTGGAGAGACTGGGTACCTGATTCAGACGGCGAATCATATCGAAACAAAATACCTCTTTTTCATGAGACGTTTGATTACAGAAAAGCAACAGCAACCTGTACGATTGATAGCTTTGGTGGTATTGACGTAGTCACAATTACAGACTCAGGAAGAGGTTACACTTCGATTCCTGACGTCACTTTCCTTGGTGGCCATGTCGTTGATTCAGATATTTCAATCGGTGATACATTAGAACAAACACTTTCAAGTGGCGTAAAGGTGAGCGGTGAAGTACAAAGAATCTTACTTGACTCTGCAGGAGACTCTACAAGATGCTATTTCCTTGCACACGTCGGTGCCGATGATGGTAAATATCATTCATTTGTTACAAATACGACAGTCTTGCCACCTTTCACTACAGGCACTCTAATAAATAAAACTAATAATTCTACAAATGGATTGATTATTACATCTGTGAAAGAAGATAATAAGATATCAGAAACAGAACAGAATGATACATTCAGCACGATATCCGATGACTTCCTTGACTTTACAGAAAACAATCCATTTGGTGATCCGGAGAATCAGTAGTGTTTGGTACCTATTTCTATCATGAAAAGATTCGAAAATCAGTCTCTTTATTTGGACGACTGTTTAACAACATCTATGTGATTCGTAAGAACTCTTCAGGTGGTGTGCTGAACCAACTAAAAGTTCCACTCTCATACGCTCCTCGACAGAAATTTCTCGAAAGAGTCAGAGAGAATCCTGAATTACTCGGTGATACAAAGGTTGCAATTAAGCTTCCTCGTATGTCGTTTGAGATTACAAGCTTTACGTATGACAATACACGTCAGCTGACAAAGCTGAGTAACTTTAAAGCTGCGAGTTCTACGATACAGAAGAGACAGAAGTTCTATTCTCCTGTTCCTTACAACATTAATTTTCAGTTGAACATATACGCAAAGAATCAGGATGATGCATTACAGATTGTAGAACAGATTTTACCGACATTTAATCCACAGTATACGTTAACAATTAAACCTTTTCCTGACGAATATCCAGACTTTAAAGAGGATATTCCAGTCATCATACAGAGTCTCGCATTTCAAGATGACTTTGAGGGATCAATGGATCAAAGAAGGTCAATCATATACACGATTGACTTTGAGATGAAAGTTGCTTTCTACGGACCGGTTACAGAAGCAGATGTAATTCGCGTTTCGAAGGCTCAACTCTTTTTGCAAGATCAAGGTGCAGGTCAGGATTCAGACGTGCTTCTTGAAACAATTACGACTACCCCGAATCCAACTTCGATTATTGGCATGCCAGATAGTGACTACGGCTTTAATACTGATATTGCACTGGCCTTTGGAGATAGCGCATAGGAGATAAAAAATGGCTATTACACTAAGAAACACGAAAGGTAGTGCCCTCACATTCGCGGAACTTGACGGCAACTTTTCGGATTTAGATACAAGAGTTGATGGCAAACTCGATTCAGCTCTTACAACACAACTTATTGATTCTGCATATGTAAATGCAAGATCTGCAAGCGGTTCTCTTGATTCTGCAGAAGCGATCGCATTGATCGATTCTTCTTACGTGCAAGCGAGAACTAAAACATTCTACAAATATTTCTATGAGGCAGATTCTGGAGATACGGTATTTACCGGTGCTGATCTGTCGGGTAATACACTCGCATATGATTCTTCTACAATCATGGTTTATAAGAACGGAATGCTTTTACACGATCTGTATGACTTTACATTATCCGGAAAGAACACTGTTACTCTCACATTGGCGATGGACAGTGGTCATGATCTTATCATTACTACTTGGAATTAAGGAGAGGCACAATGGCTAGATATCTATTAAACAATAGAGGACAAAGAATTACTCAATCAATAGGAAGCTGGATTGCACAGTCTCTAGGTAATGAGATAAATCAAAACCAGACTCCTGTTACAACAAATCCTAACATCAGATTAACAACATTTACGAATGCACAATTGCTCGATCTTTTGGCTAAGAGATTTCCTGGACTATCAAGACCGATTACATTCGATCCAGCAGGACTCGGCATCGGTGCCGGCGGCAAATTTGCAAATGCAAGAGGGTGGTATTCTGATCATCAATTCATTGATTCGATTGGCTTTTTTGATATTGATGGAAGAGTAAAACAGCGATTCGAAGTTTCTGATTCTGCATTTCAGCGTGGTATTATCGGATCAGGTATCGGCACTGGTACGGCCGGTATTGTTTCACAGCCTATTAAACCTGATCAGAGAGTTTACTTTGAAATTCATATGAACAAGTATCCGAAGCAGGTCGATAGTGCTGGCGTCCAAACAACATGGACAAGAAATGGTCATCCCCGCCATCATCCATCTGAAGGCAGATATCTTTATTCAAGAACACAGACTACGAGAGATAGTGGACTTGCAGGAGATATCGAGCTTACGATTGCACCAGAAGGTTGGGTTAATTCTGGAGCATTCGAAGCTGGTATTGGTAGACAATTTAGTATTGCGATGAAGTCTCTTACATTTACTGAAATGTATTCAGGTGTAGCATCAGAAGAAAACGGACCATATTCATCTAAGTTAAATGTTCATCCTACAAACGATAGTGATCTAACAGATATTAATGACGGTGACGTCTTTATGTTCTGTATTGACGGTGTTCAGGATTCAAATGTAACTCAAAACAACCGGTTGTACTTCGGTAAAAATGGAGTTTGGGCAGAGGCTGATTCTCAATTAGCGCCGAATGCATTTAATTCTCATCCAGAGTTGAACTACAATCCTTTGAAAGATTCATCGGGTGCTCGAGGTGGCTGGGCGTTAGAACCGACAGAAGATCCATACCATATCTATATTACACCAAGATGGGAACTGAATGCTCTGCAACCTACAATTGGTGGAGCATACGATAGTACGTACAGATATATGGATATCGATCTCTCGGTAAAAACTGGTACTGATGTAACATACTCACCACCTACGAGTGGAAGAGGACACGTATTTAGGCGGCACTAAAAATGAGCAATGATAAAGATAATGTAAGTAATGATTACGATTACTCTCGTGAAACATATTATGAGTTAATAGAAAAAGGCAAGGATGCTCTTGAAAATATGATCGAGGTCGCTCGAGAATCAGAGCATCCGAGAGCCTATGAAGTCCTAGCAACAATGATTAAGAATGTATCAGATGTCAACGACCGGTTGATGGATCTGAATAAGAAGCAGAAAGACATAAATAAGTCTGATGAAGTGAAACAGGTCGAAAATAATACCCAAAACAATTACTTTATGGGTTCGACCACAGATATACAAAAGATGCTTCGTGAAAGTGAAGATATAGTCGATGTTGAACCAGAACCAGTCGTATCTGGGAAATCCTAATGTCAAGAGAGATGGTGTACAACAGGCTTGGACACCTGATCTCTTAAAGGAATATAAGAAGTGTATGGACGATCCCATATACTTCGCTCGAAATTATATCAAGGTGATTGCACTCGATAAAGGATTAGTGCATTTTGATCTATACCCTTATCAAGAAGAAATGTTCAACCATTTTCAGGAGAATCGATTCAATGTCGTTCTCGCATGTCGTCAATCTGGCAAGTCAATATCGGCCTGTGCCTACCTCTTATGGTTCGTTCTCTTTAATTCCGAGAAGACTGTGGCTATCCTGGCGAACAAGGGCGCGACTGCACGTGAGATGCTCGCGAGAATTACGCTCATGCTGGAAAACATTCCGTTCTTTCTTCAGCCTGGATCCAAAGCACTCAATAAGGGTTCTTTGGAGTTCAGTAATAATTCCAGGATTATCGCTGCTGCTACTTCCGGTAGTAGCATTCGTGGCATGTCAGTTAATCTTCTTTACCTTGATGAGTTCGCTTTTGTTGAGCG